GACAATTAAAGTTGGAGAAACCTATACATTCAAGCTCACGAGCGGTGAAGAAGTTGTAGGAAAAGTTACTGATATTCAAGATAATTATCTATCCTTAAAGGATCCAGTATCAGTTGCCCCCGGTCCCCAAGGATTGGGATTGATACAGAGCATGTTTACCGCAGATCCAAAGGATCCTGCAAGACTAAATATTAATAACGTAACTATCTTTGCATTGACAGATGACAGTGTTAAGGTAAAGTATATTGAGGCTACTACTGGTTTAGTGGTCCCGGACAAGAAGTTAATTTTAGGATGATATATGGGAAAACCACTAAGTAGAATAGGCGATATTAACACGGGCGGCGGAAAGATTATTAGAGGAGCAAAGACTGTCTTCGCTAACAATCGTCCGGTTGGACTGCACGTAAGTAAAATAACTCCTCACCCTGCCGGTGGTCCACATAAAGCATCGGTAACCCTTACTGGAAGCCCAACTGTATTTGCTGAAGGTGTTCCGGTATTAAGAGTTGGGTCAAGCACCACATGCGGTCACCCGATAATACAGGGTAGCCCTACTGTATTTGTGAGTTAAAAATAATATGGCTGATACTGGAACACAAAGTCCGCTTGGAATTAACGTAGTTGGTTCTTATCTACAAAATCAGGGTTTAACAATCAATCCTATAGCAGCATCTTATATGGGTGCTAGTAAAACAAATACCGATTACACTTTTGGCACATTAGTTAGCGGAACATGTTTAAGAATGCTCACTTGGGCAATCAATGATGCATATCTAAGAACTCTAGTGACATCTGGTGTTTATAATAATCTTATTGCAATAGGGTCAGCATCAATTCCTGCGTTAGGTAACTCAAAACCAGCCTCATATGTTGCGATTGATCCAGCTGGTATATGGGCACGACCTGCAGATTCAGTGACCCCATCTATTTCAGAGAAGTACGGAATTCAGCAGGGTGTCTCCGGTGCATTGCCCGGACCTGCAACTTCTGGATATAGCATTACGAGTGCTACTAATCAGGGTCAGGAAGCAACCTGGTTGCCATATGATAGTTCCAACCCGAATGCAGCCGTCACTCAATGGGGATATATTAGACTACATGCATTACAAGCATGGAATGAATTCAATTGGAATGGAGGAGAAGTATCAGCAGCTAATCCGGAATATCCGGAGTTTTTGGCATCCTTTCTGTCTGCATTGTCGTTTGTAGAAAGTGTTAGCCAAACTGTTATGTCTAACCAAAATGCAAAAACGTTTTTGGACGGCACATTCAGTAACATGGACGATTTGATCAGTGCTGATGTATTTGGTGTAAATTTAGCAAATAAAGAATTTGGTCAGGATTTAGAAAATTTAGGAAAAATTCTTAACCTAAGTGATATTTCTTCTTTTGGATTACCCTCGTCTCTATTAAAAATATTAGGAGAAAACAACGCAGTAATACCAGATTTAGTATTAGCATTGTTGTCAGCAGGGTTAGAAAATACTGAATTGCAGCAACTAGTATCTGGAAAACTACAGTCCCCCACAAAAACACAAGAACGACAAATTTACAGCGCCTTCTTAATTATGGTTGGTGAAAACCTTAGCGATATAATAGCACCTCTACAATGTCAAATAGAGGGCTTAGAAAGCTTAGCAGATTTACTTGATGTAAAAAAACTATTCCCTAACAGCTATCAATCATTAACTGTTCCTAAGTACAACGGTGAATTAGGACTCCCCACTAATAGTAAAACATATTATCCTTTGTATATCTTCGGAGGATTAAATCCAGCATTAACTAGTCCTGATATGGATACTTATGTAGGAGCGCAGACACCTAATAATGGTCCCTCAGCAGTTTCTAGTATTCAATCAGTAGATAATACAGTAGCGTTAATCAAAGGATTTGGTTCGTATCTACGTGGCGTAATACCATTAGAACAAGCAGTTGCTGCCGGCGCGTTCTCATTTGCTATGCGCCAAATCAGAAACATTGATAGAGCAGACATTCAACAGTTCGCTAGAGCAGTCAAGTCCTTAGAAAGCACTATTGATTTTCCCCTTGTCAGTGGAACAAGTAAGCCGACTAGTCAAGAGGCAATCGACAGCTTACAACTAAAAGAAGCATTAGGTTCGGGACCATATGGCACTTATACTATGTCAGATTTCTTTGGTTCTATGTCCGGTCTTCCTTATCCATGGGAAAATCTATATAATAGAATGCTAGAGGCAGAAACTGATACATTAAAATCGATATATCGTGACCTATTTTTAGCAGTGTCATGGAAACCGGCTACTGTTAGTGTGCAGTATACCTCTTATGTAGTTGAATCTCCTCCAACTGTATTCACTACATATTATAATGTTACAGGTGTTACGCTTACTGATCTTGGTGGAGGATATGGTAGAGGCGGCGCAGCAGCACCTACTATTTCTATTAACGGTGGCAGTGGAGCAACTGCTACTGCTACTATAGAAACTGATGATTTTCTTGTTGGATCAAATGGCGGCGGCTTGTTTGGTAGAGTGACCTCAGTAGAGCTAACCAGCTCAGGAACTGACACGACTACTCTGCCGACCGTAACAATAGAGGCCCCGCCTACATCAAACGGTGGCGGAACAAACACCGCAGCCGGTACAACCGGCTGGCCAAGTCCAATGAATGCAGTAGTACAGAATTATATTGACTTAGCTAATGCAGAAATTTCATTAATTTCTCAGAATAATTTAGAAGTAACTCAGTTATTGAACACGTATTGGAATATATTAGGTGGTCAATTGGTTATTGAACAACGAGCTAGGTACACTGCATTGCCACCGGTAGCAGTACCTAAAGATTTATTTGCCTATCCATATCCATCGACTATCAATTCGTTTGTTGACTCTATTCCTACTATCGCACAAGATACTAAACCGCATATGTCTGCACAAACACTAGAAGCAATTTGTAATTTAGACACTTTGGGCGGACAAAGCGCGGTAGTTCAAATGAGACAAGAACGAAATCAAATTAGATTGATTTCTGCTGGAATTCCGTTAGATAATCATATTGCAGATACTATGTCTCTCATGGATGAGAAAACACTTACTACTAATGGAACTATTCCAGCGGCTATCAATAACCCAATTACAAGTCCTATTATTGATATAGTCAAAGAGGATCCGGGAACATACGGAAATGTTCTTGTAGGTGTAACCGGCTTTACTACCGCAAGTTGGCCTACAAATAAGCTTGGCAATCGTGTTATTACTCCTAGACCCAATGGCACGTATTTCCCCTCTGACTCAACCTTGATTGGGGAATTTTTAACCACAAGAACAACGTCACCGGGAGACATAACTCCTATTTTAAATGGAGTTTCGGTTGCGGTGGTAGGACCCACAGTCCCTTCTTCACTAAATCCAATTGTTAGACCGGACAGAATTATCATTTCTACTCCGGAGCAATTAGCTACAGATATTCCTTTTGAAGTAGATTCAGACTATACCGGGAGTACTCTATACCCGGCAGTATATTCAGTAAACGAAGCTATTGAGCGTGTAATTGAATGTAACTGCGATTGTTGGATTAATTAACCCAAAACACATTGCAAATCCCTGCAAAATATTCTATAATTCTTAATAAAGGAAATAATATGTCATACCTGTTTACCAGTGAATCAGTATCCGAAGGTCACCCAGATAAAATAGCCGACGCCATCAGTGATGGTGTATTAGATATGGTTATGAGTAATTTGGATCCAGCATTACGATGTGCGTGTGAAACGTTAGTAACAACTAATAAAGTAATTGTTGCTGGCGAGTTTAAAGGCGAAATTGATCCGCTAGATTTAGACTACATAATTCGTAAAGTGATCAAAAATGTTGGGTACGAACAGGAAGGATTTCATTGGCAAACCGCTGACATAATCAATTTGATGCACGGACAAAGTCCAGACATTGCATTAGGTACTGATAATTTCGGTGCAGGTGATCAAGGATTGATGTTTGGTTATGCAGTCAACGAAACAGAAAACAACATGCCAGCAGCAATCTATTATAGTCATAAGATTGTAGAGACCCTAACTCATTTGAGAAAGAATGACGGTCAAATTTGGATGGGACCTGATAGCAAGAGTCAAGTAACCGTTGAATATAATGACGATGGTACAATCAACAGAATTGATAAGATTGTTTGCTCATCACAGCATCACCCTGACGTTGATATCAGCGAAGTTCGTAATGGTATTGAACAGATTATTCGTGCTGTTGTACCAACAGATTTGATTGACAAAGAAACTAAGTTCTTGATTAACCCTACAGGTAGGTTCGTGATCGGAGGACCAGACGGTGACACTGGACTTACTGGGCGTAAGATTATCGTTGATACATATGGCGGCGCAGCACCACACGGCGGCGGCGCATTCAGCGGCAAGGATCCGACAAAGGTTGACCGCAGTGCTGCTTACATGGCTCGTTACATTGCTAATAATATTGTAGCAAGCGGCAAAGCAACTTGGGCACAGATTCAGCTTAGCTATGCAATCGGGGTTGAAGAACCAACTAGCTTCTACGTTGACAGTGATGGTGAAAGCAAAGACTTAGAAAAGTATATTCTAGAGAATGTAGA